TTTAGAACTTTGCATGCAAAAAGCATAATCACGTATGGGGCACCGCGCGTGCGCGGCCGCAGGTTTTGACAGGGGGGATACGGTTTTGGCATGAACATCCGCAACCGCGTTAAAGCCCTGCGTAACGTCTGTGCCGCCGACCTTGCGCCTAACCCTAAGAACTGGCGGACGCACCCCAAGGCCCAGCAGGACGCCCTGCGTGGCATCTTGGCCGAGGTCGGCTACGCCGACGCCCTGCTCGCCCGCGAGCTGCCCGACGGGTCGCTGATCCTGGTCGACGGCCACCTCCGGGCCGAGACGACGCCCGAGCAGGAGGTCCCGGTCCTGGTCCTCGACATCGACGAGGCCGAGGCCGACAAGCTGCTCCTGTCGCTCGACCCGCTCGCAGCCCTCGCCGAGACGAACGCGGTCGCCCTCGACTCGCTGCTCCGCGAAGTCGACACCGGGAGCGAAGGGCTCCAGCAGATGTACGCGGACCTGGCTGAGGCAGCGGACCTCTACCAGGACGACGCGAAGGAGATCGTCGAGGACGAGATCCCCGAGCCGCCGGTCGATCCGATCACGAAGCCGGGTGACCTGTGGACGCTCGGAGATCACCGGCTGCTGTGTGGCGACTCGACGAAGGCCGATGACGTGGAGCGGCTGATGGCGGGGGCGAAGGCTGGCATGGTTCACACCGACCCGCCATACGGGATGTCTTATCAGTCGAACATGCGAACCAAGTCAGCCAAGTTCGCTGTATTAGAAAACGACGACCGCGTACTTACGGAATGGATTGAGCCAGCCATCCAAAACAGCGAGGGTTGGGTGTTCATCTGGACTACATGGAAAGTTCTTGAGCAGTGGTTTCCGGTCGTGAAGCCATTTGGAAAACTGAGCAATCTGGTGGTCTGGAGTAAGGGTGGCGGTGGAATCGGTGACCTTAAGAAAACCTTCTCAACCGACCATGAGATCGCGTTTGTATTCAATCGAGGAGCCGAGTTGTGCGGCAAGCGAATCGGCAGCGTCTGGTCGTTTGGCAAGGATGCCGCAGGCGACTACGCACACCCGACGCAGAAGCCAGTTGCGTTGGCTGCGGAAGCAATCGACAAGACCACAATCAAAGCCTGCACGGTCTACGACCCGTTCCTCGGCTCCGGAACCACCCTGATCGCCGCCGAGCAACTGGGCCGCAAGTGCTACGGGATGGAGATCTCGCCGGCCTACTGCGACGTGATCGTCAAGCGGTGGGAGACGCTGACAGGCAAGAAGGCAGAACTGGAGGCATCCGATGGGCAAGCGAGGCCCGCGCAAAGAGCCGACGATCCTGAAGATCGCCAAGGGCAACCCCGGCAAAAGGCCGCTCAACAAAAGCGAGCCAAAGCCGCCAAGCGATGACATCACGCCGCCCGAGTGGGTGACGGGCGTTGCCCGCGAGAAGTGGGACAACGTCGTGCCAAAGCTCATCGGCATGGGTGTGATGACGAACGCCGATGTAGACACGATCGCCCGCTACTGCACGATGCACGAGCAGTTCGTGAAGTACCTCGACCAGTGCCGCCGCGGGCTCGACGTGCTCGTGATCCGTGACGATGCAGGTAAGGTGAAGTACATGCAATCGACTCCGGCTGCCACGATGCTGTCGAAGTTGGCTGCGTCGATGCTGCGGATCGAGCAAGAGTTCGGGCTGACTCCATCGGCCAGGAGCGGATTGAGTGCCACCAAACAAGAAGGCCCGAAAGACGAGCTCTCCGCGTTCTTTGAGCGGCACGGGTAGACCGCCCGTTGACGCGGACAAAGCCAACCGCGTGTATGCCTTCTTTGAGAACGTGCTGAAGCACAGCAAGGGTGCTGTTGCCGGGCAGCCGTTCACGCTCCTGCCCTGGCAGAAGTACGTGCTCGGGGAAATCTTCGGCCGGTGTAAGCCGGACGGCACCCGGCAGTACCGCCAGGCGTACATCGAGATCCCGAAGAAGAACGGCAAGAGCACGCTGCTTGCCGGTATCAGCCTCTACGTGCTTTTGGCCGACGGCGAGCCGGGCGCGGAAATCTACGGCGCGGCCAGCGACCGCGAGCAAGCCGGCATCATCTACCGCGAGGCGGCGTCGATGGTCCGCTCGTCGCCGGCGCTGAGCAAGGTGCTCGAGGTGGTGGACAGCCGGAAGAGCATCATTCACCGGGCGAGCAACTCGTTCTACCGGGTGCTCTCGGCCGATGCGTTCCGGGCCGAGGGTCTCAACATTCACTGCCTGCTGTTCGACGAGCTGCACGCCCAGCGCGGTGACCGGCGGCTATGGGATGCCCTGCGATACGGCGGTGCGGCCCGGCGGCAGCCGCTAGTGCTGAGCATCACGACGGCCGGTGAGTTCAACAAGACACACCTGTGGTGGGAGCAGCACGACTATGCCGAGCGGTGCATGGCCGATTCGACGTTCGACCCCAACTTCTTCGGGTGCATCTACGCCGCCGACCGGGAGGACGATTGGCAGTCGCCGAAGGTCTGGCACAAGGCCAACCCGTCACTCGGCGAGACCATTAGCGAGGAGTCTTTCGCGGCCGACTGCCGCGAGGCGGCTAACTCGGCGACCAAGCTCTCGTCGTTCCTGCGGTATCGGCTCAACGTGCCGACGACCACCGACGTGAAGTGGGTGCGGCCCGACCAGATTGAGACGTGCATGGGTGGCCCGCCCGAGCCGCTCGATGGCCGGGAGTTCTGGGCCGGTCTCGACCTGGCCAGCACGTTCGACACGTCCGCTTTTGTGGCGTGGTTTCCGGCCGATGACGGGCACGTCGACGTCTACGCACACTTCTGGATTCCTGGCGAGAACGCTGCCCGGCGTGAGCGTGAAGACCGGGTGTCTTACTCGCAGTGGCAGCGGGACGGGTGGCTGACAATCACGGACGGCCGCAGCACCGACTACGGCGTCATTCAGCGAGACATCATGGCCTTCTGTGAGAAGCACCGCTGTCGCGGGCTTGGTATCGACAGATGGAACGCCACCATGCTTGCCCAGCAGCTGGCCGGCGAGGGCTTGCCGGTCGTGATGTTCGGGCAAGGGTTCGCGTCGATGAGCTCGCCGACCAAGCGTCTGGAGGCGTTGTTGGTCGAGGGAAAACTGCGGCTTGCTGGAAACAGGCTGCTAGGCTGGCAACTAGGCAACGCAGCCGTCCAGATGGACCCGGCTGGTAACGTCAAATTGTCGAAGGCCAAGAGCACCGAGCGGATTGACGGGGCGGTGGCCTTAGCCATGGCGTGCGGCATCCACATGGGCGAGCAGACGCGGCCAACCGAGATGCCTGAAATCTCTTTCTGGTGAGGCTATGAGCACAGAGACCGCCGTCCCTGAGATCAAGTGGCTCGAGGAGCGGACGAGCCGCTGGGACGATCTGGTGATGCTCGCCGGGGACCAGGGTGTGCGGGTCACGCCTGAGACGGCGATGAAGACGAGCATCTGGTTCGCCTGTGCTCGCGTGATAGCCGAGACCGTCGCCAGCCTGCCGCTGCACCTGTACCGCCGGATCGACGACGAGCGGGTCGAGCGGGCCCGCAACCTGCCGCTGTACCGGGTGCTGGCCAAGCGGCCCAACTCGTGGCAGACCCGCTACGAGTGGGTGGAGGGCATGTGCCTGCACCTTGGCTTCTACGGGTCGGCCTACAACCTCAAGGTGCCAGGTGCGGCCGGCAGCGTGACCGAGCTGCACCCGCTGCACCCGTCTGGCATGGAGGTGAGGCAGGAAGACGACCACAGCCTCACTTACCTCTACCGGGTTCCTGGCACGGGCCGCCAGGTGGTCTACCGCGACGACCAGATCATGCACGTGCGGTGGCTGTCGTTCGACGGCGTCAACGGTGCGGTGCCCGTGGATCTCGGCAAGGACGCCATCAGCCTGGCCCGGTCGCTCGAGCAGTACGCCGCCACGTTCTATAGAAACAACGCTCAGCCGGGCGTGGTGCTGCACACCGAGCAGGCCCTGCCACGCGAAGTCCGCGAGCAGCTGCGTGAGCAGTGGAACAACCGGCACCGTGGCCCGTCGCGGGCCGGCGAGGTGGCGGTGCTCTCCAATGGGCTCAAGGTCGACACCGTCTCGGCGACCAATCAAGAGAGCCAACTGGCCGAGCTCTGGATGCAGGCGCTGCTGGCGGTGTGCCGGATCTGGAAGATGCCGCCGCACATGGTGCAGGAGTTGGGCCGGGCCACGTGGGGCAACCTCGCCAGCGAGATGGTGAGCTTTGAGAAGTTCACCATCCAGCCGTGGCTGCGTCGCATCGAAGGTGCCATCGAGCGGGACATCATCGGCGACGATGACGAGCTGTACGCTGAGTTCTTGGTCGAGGGCTTGCTGCGTAGCGACATCACGACCCGTTACCAGGCGTACGAGGTTGCCGTGCGTAATGGCTGGATGACGCCCGAGGAAGTGCGGCAGAAGGAGAACCTTGGGCCGATGCCGGAGGACGACTCGCCGGGCGAGGTCGAGGACGTGCCATCCGACACCGTCGAAGATGTGGCAGAGGCTGTTGGCCAGTCACTCGATGACACGCCAGACGCTGGCGAAGGGGCGGCCAATGGCAGTTGATCTCACGCCTACGGCCGGCATGGCAGAGGCGGCCCGTACCGGGCTGCGGCTGCACAACGAAGGCAAGAGCGGCGACGGGCTCAAGCCCGAGACCGTTCGGCGTGCCAACATCATCGCTGCCCGCGAAGAGCTCACCGAGGACCACGTCCGAGAGATGAATGCGTGGTTCGCCCGGCACGAGTCCGACCGACGGCCCGACTGGAACAAGCAAGGCCAGGAAACGCCGGGCTTCGTGGCGTGGATGCTGTGGTCCGGTGACGCTGGGCAGCAGTGGTCTGCCAGGAAGGTCGAACAACTAGACCGCGAAGACGACAGGAGCAATGCCATGGAAGGCATGATTGAAAAGCGTGATATGCCGTTCGAGGACGAGGGCGAGCTCGTCATCGAGACCCGTGCCGATGGGCGGCCGGTCATCAAGGGCTATGCCGTGGTCTACAACCGGCTCAGCGTCGACCTGGGCGGGTTCCGCGAGCGGATCATGCCGGGTGCCTTCGACGCCGTGCTCAACCGCCAGCGGGGCCGAGGCGACTTGGTGAGCTACTACAACCACAACCCGGACATCTTGCTGGGTCGGGAGTCAAGCGGCACGCTCGAGGTGTTCTCGGACGAGAAGGGTGTCGGCTACATCGTGACGCCGCCGGCAACGCGGGCCGACATCGTCGAGCTTATCCAGCGGCGGGACGTCAAGGGCTCGTCGTTCACGTTCAGCGTGGACAAGGGCGGCGAGGCGTTCGTCACGGACGAGACCGGCCGGGCGATCCGCGAGGTGCGGGCCGCCACGATCTATGAACTGGGACCAGTGGTGCAGCCGGCGTACCCGTCTACGTCCGCTGCGGTGGCCATGAGGTCGTACCAGGCATGGCTTGCAGAGCAGGCTACACCTGAGTCGATGCCACGCGAGGTCGGACCCGACGTCGTCAAGGCATCCATGCGGCTGCGAGCCGCACGACTCAGGAGCTTCATGCGTGGCAAAGCCCGGTGATCCCTGTCCCAAATGTGGGAAGGGACGCATCCGTACACGCTCTAGTCACCCACTCGACGAACAGCGTCAGGTGCGGTATTTGGAGTGCCAAGCGTGCGAGTTCAAGGCCAAGGCCATCGTGCCTGCGCTGACTGTGTGGCGTCGGTCTTTTGTACCGTACAAACAACCTTGATGGCTTAGCGGTGTTCGTCCCGTAGCGTGAGTGACAGACACGGATTCTGTCACCCATTACGGGAGTGCCAAGGATGGCCGCCTCGCTCAACAAGCTCCAGGACCGTGCAGCCGCTGTGGCTGCCATGCTCGACGACCTGTCCAAGGTCGAGGATCGCACCGAAGGCCAGGTGGCCGAGGTCGAGAAGCTGACCGCTGAGGCGGCCGAGCTCGAGCAGCGGCTCGCCCAGGAAACCGCCATCGCCGAAAAGATTGCCAGCCTGCGTGGCAAGGTTGCCGCGTCGGCTAAGCCCGTGGCCGTTGAGGCCGAGGCTCCCGTTGCTCGCAAGGTGCAGCACGTCGGCCGGGTTCGTGGCTTCACGTCGGCCGATGAGGCCGAGGTCTGCGGTCGCTGGATTCGCGGCTTTCTGCTGAACCGCACTGAGGACCGTGCGTGGTACGAAAAGAACGTCGAGAGCCGGGCGCTGTCGAGCAACGACAACGCCAAGGGCGGCGTGTTCATCCCCGAGAGCTTCGCGGCCACCGTGATCCGGCTGGTCGACCAGTACTCGGCCATCCCGCAGCAGGCCAACGTCATCCCGATGTCGAGCAACACGCTCTACATTCCTCGTAGAACGGGCGGAAATACGGCTTACTTCGTTTCGGACAACAGCGAGACGACCGTCAGCGACATGGCGACGGACAACGTGCTCTTGTCGACGAAGGACTGCCGCGTGGCGACCCGCGTGCCCAACAGCCTGATTGAGGACTCTGTCATTGATCTGGCATCGCTGATCGCGCAGGAATTTTCGCTCGCCCTGAGCCGAAAAATTGACGACGCCGGCTTTGCGGGCGACGGGACGAGCACGCACGGTGGCATCCGGGGTATCCAGTGGCGGTTCGAGAACGAGGCGCTCGCCGGCGAGGTTGACTCGGGCGAGAGCTCGCTGTCGGCCCTGACCATCGACGACTTTGCCGAGACCATCGGCAAGGCTCCTGCCTACGTGTTGCCGACCGCCGGCTGGTACGTCACGCCGCAGGTGTTCAGCACCTGCATGCTGCCGCTGATGCTCGACAAGGCCGGTTCGGCTGCTGAGCTCGCCGGTGGCGTTAGTGCGGCCCGGTTCATGGGATATCCAGTCTACCTAAACAACAGCATGCGGACGGCCCCGACGAGCGACCAGGTGGTCGCCCTCTTCGGCGACATGAAGATGTCCACGCACTTCGGCCTGCGGTCGCAGATCGCCGTGCGTGCCTCGACCGATCGCTACATCGAGGCAGATCAGACGTTTTTCAGTGCACTTGTGCGTTTCGACATCATTACCAGCGACATCGGCGACGCGAACACCGCCGGCCCGGTCGTCTCGCTCAAGCTCTGACCCTCTAACTGATTCACAAGGAGAGACCCCACATGAACCCCGTTGCGAACAGCAAGAGTGTCGTGAGCCTGTCGGCTGCCGCTGGCGTTGCCTCTGCCGGAACCCACACGGTCGCCATCGACTGCCTGGGCTTCGACTCCGTGAGCATCGACGTCGGCTACCGGTCGATTGCCCACACCTCGGCCCCCAGTGTTGTCACCGTCCAGCACAGCGACACGGACGGCTCCTACGGGGCCATCTCGGGTCTTGTGCAGGGCACCGACTACACGGTCGGTGGCGTGGCCAACACGGCCACGGTCAACGTCACGCGGTTCAACCTCTCCACGAAGGATCTTAAGCGGTATCTGCAGGTGTCCGTGACGCCCAGTGCGTCGGCCACCGCGAATGCCAGCAACAACACCATCGTGGTGGCGGCCCGTCTTGGCAAGGGCGAGAAGGGCTCGGCGAACGCAGCCGACGCGAACGTCACGACGTTCGTGAGCAAGTGATCACTGGCTGATTGACGACTACTCCAACCAGAGGAGGATGCCGTGGGCGCGGCGTCACCTGTGGCGGGCGTGAAGCCTGCCGTGCTTGACACTGGCTCCGGGCCGGTGCGTGTGATGTGTGCCATGTCCGTGCCTCGGCTCGGCTGGCAGGATCACATGTTTTGCTGGCCCAGGGGCCTGATTCCGTACGGCATCTCGCCCGTGCGGCTTGAAGGGGCGTTCTGGGGTCAATGTTTGTCTAGGGTTCTTTCCGACATGGTGGACCTTGATGACGACCCCAAGGCACCGCCACTGTGGATTCTGACGCTCGACTATGACACGATCTTTGAAGCAGACGCAGTTCCACGCCTACTGCAGTACGCCACAGCCAGTGACTACGACGTGGTGGCGGCGTTGCAGATGAAGCGTCGCACGGACGAGCCGCTGTTCACCATGGCGGCGACCAACGGCGAGCGGATGGCCGAGGCCCCACGCGACTGGTTCATCCTGCACAACATCGTGAAAGCCAACACGGCTCACTTCGGATTCACGATGATTAGGGCAGCGGCACTGAAGCGGATGCCGCACCCGTGGTTCTTGGGTAAGCCCGACAAAGAAGGGAAGTGGGGTCCAGAGCGGATCGACGACGACATCCACTTCTGGCAGGTCGCTGAGAAGGCTGGCGTGAAGGCAGGCGTCTGCACGCGGGTGTGCATCGGGCATGCCGAGGTGCAGTTCAAGTGGCCCGACCAGAACATGCGTGGGCTGGTTCAGCACCCTGGTGATTTCTGGGAACGTGGCGGCAAGCCGCCGGAAAAGGTGTGGCAATGATTGAGACTGCACAGGTGCGGTTTCGGCGGCCCTACAAGGCGTACAAGACGGGCAGGGTCTACACGTTCGCCAAGGGCGTTGCTCGCTCGCTCGAGCTGTTCGGCAAGGCCGACATCGTGCGGCAGCCCGTGATTGAGTTTGCCACGGCCCCCGAGCCCGAGCCGATTGAGCGTGCCGTCGCGCCTGTCGCCAAGGCTCCTCGAGGCCGCAGGAAGAAAGCCGTATGAGCCTGTTCTATCGCGGCACGATTGCGAGCCAGTACCGCAGCCTGGTGGTCAGCACCGCCAGCGGCACCGGCGACCGTCCGGTGAGCGTAGCGGATGCCAAGGCCCACCTGCGGGTTGTGGACACGACCGAGGACGATGACTACATCGGGGCGCTGATCGACGCGGCGACCACCTGGTGCGAGGACTACTGCGACCGCACCTTTGCCGACAAGACGTACACCGTGGCGTTCGATGACTTTTTCGGGACACGCATTGAGCTACCGCGCCCGCCAGTGCGATTGAACGTGACTGCCGCGAGCGCCACGGTGAATATCTCGTATGTGGACACGGGTGGTGCCACGCAGACGCTGACGTGGGCTCAGTCTGGCACGCAGAACTTTCGGCTGGATCGGGACCACGTGCCGGCGTTGATCTACCCCACGTATCTCGACGTTTGGCCGAGCGTGCGGGTTGATGACAAAAGCGTGCAGATCACGTACCTAGCAGGCTACGGCGGGGCGGCCAACGTGCCGAAGCCGGCGGTGCATGCCATCAAAATGCTTGTCGGTCACTGGTACGCCAACCGCGAGGCTGTGGGGAACGTCGGAGACAACGTGCCGCTCGGTGTGGCGGCCCTGCTCGAGCCCCTCAAGTGGAAGCAGTACGCATGAGCATTGAAGGCCGCATAGCCATCGACGTGAACTTCGCCGACTCGTCTGACGCCACTGGCGTGCAGTCGCTGAAGAAGATTTCGCTGGCAGCCACGGACACATACACCACTGGCAAGGTGGCCCTGCTGACTGGCACATGCGGACCCGATCTTGTGACGGTCGTGAATGACGGCGTAACGACCTACAAGAACGCCTCTGGCTCGGCGGTCACTTTTACAACGCTTAGTCGCTGTGCGGCACAAGTCGTTGGGACCAATGTGATCGTGTACGACAACTTCAGCACACTCGTCTGCAAGGGTGGGGCAGTTTCTGTGTTTGAGCCGTCAACAAAGACAATCACGGTCAACACGCAGTCAGGCACTGCTTCATACACACTTGTCGTCTACGGGACGTGAGCCATGCTGAAAGCCGGCATCATGGACCAGAAGGCCGAGATCCAGACGCCCGCAGAGGGCGTCAACAGCATCGGCGAGCCGACTTTCACCTACTCGGCGTTTGCCACCAGGTGGATCGCACTGCTGCCGCTGTCCGGCGCTGAGCGTGTGGCCAGCCTGCAGAACGAAGGCACGGTGACGCACCGGGTGCGGATGCGGTACACGCCCGGCCTGAAGCCGAAGATGAGGCTTGCAAGCGAGGGCCGCACGTTTGAGATCGACTCGGTCGTAGAGCGTGGCCGACGCGAGGAGCACGAACTGCTGGTCACGGAGGTCGTTGATTGATGGCTGTGCAGCTGGGCATGTCGGTTGACGGCGTCAAGGAAGTCCTGCAGGGCTTCCAGGCGTTGCCAATCGGGCTGCAGCGAAAGTACCTGCGGGCCTCGGTCAACAAGGTCACCAAGCCATATGTGCAGCCAGTGAAAGCCCTGATTGCCCGTGGGCCGACCGGAAACCTCAAGCGGTCGGTGGGCGTGGTTACGGAAGCCAAGGTTAAAGGCAAGACGCAGACCGCCGTGCTTGGGTTCCGGCGTGGTGATAAGAGCGGCCAGAACGGCAAGGCGTCTGGCTATCACGCCTGGTGGATTGAGAATGGCGTGAAGACGCGGACGCCAAAGAACGGCCGAGCACTTAAGGTGCCGATGGCCATGGCCAAGAAATACAAGTACCTGATGGGCAAGGTGTCTCTGGTTGGCGGTGATGACGGCGGGTCGATCTTCTTTCGTCAGGTGCGTGGCTTCGCCGGCACTGGGAAGTTTGCGGCATGGGCCGACCAGACGCTGCCACGCATCCGAGACGCCCTGCAGACCGAGCTCGTCAGCGCTCTGGCCAAGGCAGAAGCCGAGGCAATGCGGCGTGCGGCTAAGAGGTTCAAATAGTGGCCACCGTCACTCACATCGACGAGTCCCTGCTGCAGGTGCTGACGGCCGATGCCGAAGTGGCCATGCAGGCCGGCAGCCGCATCTACCAGGTGCAAGCCCCGCAGGGTACGGCGTTCCCGTGCATCGTGTTCGCCCGCGACTCGCAGCTCAAGACGCCGTTCACGCACATGCTTGGGGCCGGTAGTTTGATCCGTGCGACGTACACGTTTTCCTGCATCTCCGACAACCTGCTCGAGGTGCGAAACCTCGCTCGGGCCGTAAAGGCAGCCCTACAATACAAGAGCACGTCTGCCATCCGCCTGGCATCCTGCGTGAGCGAGGACGACCAGACAGAGCCGGCAGCGAGCGGGGAGCAGTTCCCCATCTACCGCACGGATTTGCAAGTAGAAGTCACCTACAGTGAACCCTGAGCAGGGAGGCTCAGACCATGGCGAACGACATCGGACAGGGCACGTACGTCACGTTTGGCACCATCGTGGGCACAAGCACGACGCATTACAGGGTCAACAGCATCTCTCTTGGTGGCGTGTCGCGTGACGTGGTCGATGCCTCGCACCTCCTCACGGTCGGTGGCAAGGAGTTCATCGGCAGCGAGTTCTACGATCCGGGTGAGCTCACGCTTGAGATTCACCACGATCCGTCGCTCAACCCGGTGAACTTACTGACGAACGTTAGCACCACCCAGGTATGCACCATTATCTTCGCCAACGGCGGCGCGAGCACGGCGAAGTGGTCGGCCTACGGCTTTGCGTCAGCCTTTGAGGCTTCGGCCCCGAAGGACGACATGATGACCGGCTCGCTGACCATCAAGCTCAGCGGCAACCTGAACGTTGGCTAGTCAGCAGGAGGCGCGGACTGTGGCTCTTACCCGTGAGCAGATCAAGGCCAAGCGTGGCGTTAGGCCGCGTGTGCCCGTAGAAGTGCCAGAGCTTGGCACGGTCTACGTCGCCAAGATGACCGCCAAAGACCGCGATGCTTTCGAGCAGATGGTCACTGGCGGCAAGGTTGGCGGCGTCAACCTGACCAACATCCGGGCACGGTTCGTTGCCCTGGTGTGCGTCAACGAGGACGGCAGCAAGATGTTCGAGGACGGCGACGCCGAGTGGCTCGGCGAGCTCGACACGGACATTGTGCAGGCCATCGTCGACGAAGGCTTCAAGCTCAACGGCATCGGCGGCAACGCTCTGGAGGACGCCACAAAAAACTAGAGCGCCGCCCGATCATCCTTTTCCTGTACCGCTTGGCCCTAAAGCTCGGTGTCTGGAACGTCGAAGATCCGGGCGGCCTGGCTGAAACGATGAGCGTCGACCAGTTGTACGGCTGGATGGCTGCTTTCACGTTGATGCCGTGGGGCGACGAGTGGCTTAGGGACGCGGTACTCATGGCACAGCAGTACAACGCGAACCGTCCCAAGGGTAAGCCGGCCCTGAAGCCGTGGGACTTCATGCCGATCGAGCAGCGTCCGCAGTCGCAGGACGAGATGTGGCGAATCCTCCAGCAGGTGAGGACGTAAGCCATGGCTGCGAAGAACTTCGGCCGCGTCAACGTCTCGATCACCGCCAGCACGGGCGGGCTGACGGCGGGACTGGGTCGCGCCGGCAAGCAGATGAAGTCGTTCGCCGGCTCGGTGACGTCGACGCTTAATCCGCTACGCATGCTGTCGAGCGTAGCTCAAAGCACGTTCGGGCAGCTGGCTCTGTTCTCCATGGCCCGCAGTGCGGTCAGCACGCTGACTGGGATGGCGTCGGCAGCCGCGGAGAATGTCGACGTTCAGAGCAAACTCAGCCGCCGGCTGGGGATGACGTATGCCGAGCTGTCTGGCCTCAAGCTGGCTGGCGACTTGGCCGGCGTTGGCATCGAGACAATCGGTGCTGCAATGACGAAGGCTGACGTGGCTATGCAGAAGGCGGCTGGCGGGTCAAAGGCTGCCAATGCTGCTTTTGCCACTTTAGGACTGAGCGTCGACCAGCTGCAGGGAATGAGCGCGGCTGATCGGTTTTCCGCGATTGCCGAGTCAATCTCGGCCCTGCCAACATCCGCCGAGCGGGCTGCGGCTGCCGTTGCATTGTTTGGCCGGTCTGGTGCGCAGTTGCTGCCGCTGTTCGAGGG